TTACTCGCTCCCCTGCACGGTTCCTGCATCAAATCCGCTGATGGAGTTGGCCGCATCGAGGGCTCGCTGGCGCAGCTGCACAGCGTGATCGTCAAAATCGCACTTAGTATGATTCGGGTCCTTAACATATTTCACCACGTCTCGGTAAATGGTCCGGTAAATCACTTTTCCTTCTGCGCTGGCCGCTGCCGCTTTCTGCTCACTAGTGGCGACGGCTTTCTCCGCTTTTTTGTTTTTCGCTGCATGCTCGCTGTTTACCTTGTCGCTGTGCGCATACCAGCCTTTCAGATAACCCGCGTAAAAGGTAACAGCGAAAAGCGCCAGCAGAACGCCCAGCGCTAACAGCTTTGCTTTAATGGTCACTGGTCTATCCCCCAGCACGTCAGTGCGCTTTCCTGATCCCGGCGATCGACCTGACCATAGCAACCGTTCTTCTGGCCTTTGGTCAGTCTGCAATCGCGGCCGCCGTCTTTAATCCACCAGCGGATCGCTTCGCATGCACCTTTGCGGTCACCGGAATTGATGCGCTTATAGAACGTTGAGGGGAAACAATTACCGGGCCCGATGTTATAAGGGCAGAACGAAGCAATACCTGCTTTCTGCGGCTCGGTCAGTGGTACCTTGATATTGCGCTCCACCCACGCAAGAACCTTATCCCGTTCGATGGCGTTCACCTGATCGCATTTCGCCTGCGTCAGCTTCATGCCCTGCACTACCGGTTTACCATCCACCATTGTGGCGCCACGGCAAATTGTCCAGATCCCGCCGCCGTCTTTGTACGCTGTGAGGCTGTTGCCCTCTTTGTCATTCAGGAACTGGTCGAGAATTTGCGGGGCAGAAGCGCCAGCAAGTATCAACCCCAGAACAGCGGCGCTGAGCTTAGCCTTACTGGTAGCCATTGTCCCGAGCCTCTTTGCGACGATCGTCTTTAATTTTGAAATAAAGGTTTGTCAGATAAGTCAGCAGACCAAAGAGAATACTGGCGAGAACGCCAATTGCAGCCCACTGGCTGGGACTGACTTTATCGAGCAGTTGCAAAAGCCAGTAGCCAAAACTGCCAATAGATGTGCCGTAGGAAAGCCCCGCCGCCACGTCTGAAACGTTATTCATCCTCATGCCTCACCCCCGGTGGGGAAAATCGTATCGTGGCATGAGGGTAAGCGCGCAGGTCGGTCGGAATCCCGACCATATAGAGGAGGTCGATAAGGTTAACAACAAGTGTTAAACTTCTTGGCTTTCAGAATTGACTGATTTTTATAATGTTAAAGCTATTTAGTAGATACGTTTCCGTTGGCGTGCTCAACACAGCCTTACACTGGCTGTGTTTTGGCGCTCTGCTTCATTTCTTTGGGATCAGCCAGGCGATTGCAAATGTTCTGGCATTCTGCATTGCAGTAACGTTTAGTTTTTTCGCGAACGCGAAATGGACGTTCAAATCGCAGGCCACTTCCGGGCGCTATCTCGCGTTCGTATTATTCATGGGGACCATGGCAGGCCTGACGGGTTACCTCGCTGATACTGTTGGCGCTCCTCCCGTTGTCACCCTGTTAGCATTTTCCGGCTTTAGCCTGGTTGCCGGGTTCATCTACTCAAAATTCATTGTCTTTAGGGATGCGAAATGAAAATTTCTCTGGTCGTTCCGGTGTTTAATGAAGAGGAAGCGATTCCAATCTTCTATAAAACTGTGCGGGAATTTGAAGAGCTAAGACAGCATGAAGTCGAGATTGTCTTTATTAATGACGGCAGTAAAGATGCAACAGAATCAATCATAAACGCGCTTGCTGTGGCCGATCCGCTTGTCGTTCCTCTTTCCTTCACCCGCAATTTCGGTAAAGAGCCTGCGCTGTTCGCCGGTCTTGACCACGCTACAGGTGAAGCAGTTATCCCGATTGACGTTGATCTGCAGGACCCGATCGAAGTCATTCCTCATCTCATCGGGAAATGGCAGGCTGGCGCCGACATGGTCCTCGCTAAACGTTCCGATCGCTCTACTGATGGACGACTAAAACGAAAAACTGCAGAGTGGTTCTATAAGCTACACAACAAAATCAGCAATCCGAAGATTGAGGAAAACGTCGGCGACTTCCGCCTGATGTCTCGCGAGGTTGTTGAAAACATCAAACTTATGCCAGAACGCAACCTTTTCATGAAAGGCGTTTTGAGTTGGGTTGGCGGCCGCACTGATGTTGTTGAATATGCCCGCGCAGAGCGTGTTGCCGGGGATTCTAAGTTCAATGGATGGAAGCTGTGGAATCTTGCATTAGAGGGCATCACCAGTTTCTCAACTTTTCCACTGCGCATGTGGACGTATATCGGTTTATTCGTTGCAAGCATGGCCTTTATCTATGGCGCATGGATGATCGTCGACACGTTAGCGTTCGGCAACCCGGTTCGCGGCTATCCATCAATGCTGGTTTCAATACTTTTCTTGGGCGGGATTCAGTTGATAGGCATAGGTGTGCTTGGGGAATATATCGGCAGAATTTATGTTGAAGTTAAAGGAAGGCCTCGATACATCATCAAAAAAGATTTCAATGATATTCGGAAGGACGAGAAATGATTAGTCAGACTTTGGGAAAAGAGATTCAAATAAAGTGGGTGTTGTTCACATTTGTATTCGCAGTTGTGGCTGTGTTTTTTACTGCTATCCATCCGGTGACAATTATCTCTGGTGATGAGTGGATCAATCTTTCTTCCGGAAGGCAGGCATATCCACAGTGGGGAGGTTTTAATCCAATTAAGGTTGTGCCTGAGGTTGCTTTCCCACTCTTTGGTAACATTGCCTCATCGGTCGTAATGCCACTTGGATTTACTTTCCTTGAAGCTATCGCCTATTTGACGGCGGTTTTAGTTGCTATTCTTGTTGTGGCGTTTCTTTATCAATTCTATGTTTTGATGAGAGAAACAGCTGGGTTGTCAACATACACTAGCTCCGTCATGGTTATCTTATACCTACTGTGCATGTTTGGACTGTTCAGAACTCTCAATAATAACAACAGTCCGTACCTGTTATGGGAGCAAAATCTTACTTGTTATTATCACTACATTGTTCCAGCACTCATAAACGGCACGCTGACACTTTACGTTTTAAGAATGTCGGCTACATTAAAGCCCTTCTTTTACGAAAGAGCGATTTTTTCTGGCATGCTGATATTCGCTATTTACCTGTGTGTATTTTCGAACATTTTTGCCAGCGTTGTGCTTGCAGTCATGTGCGGAGTGGTACTTCTTCTGAACCTCATAAGCAACAGATTTAAAATTGTTGAGACAATCAAGGGCTACCCTTTCCACTGCATCACTCTGGCGGTGTGGGTTATTTCCGCTATATTTGAAATGAACGGAGGAAGAGCAGACAGGATGTCTAAAGATCACCTAGATATTTCAGGTGCAGTGAATGCATTTTACTCACTGCTTAAATTAACAGATCGCACCTTCTTCGTTGTGCTGGCTGTTGGATTGGTTTGCGGCGTGATGTTCTTGCTAAGAAGAAAATCAAATGAGACAACTGAAGGGAAAAGATACGCTTTCTGGGTATCAGTGATTTCTGGAGCCATTACCACATTAGCCCTTATCCTGGTATGCGCAAAGGCTAGCGCTAACTATGCGACTCGACCTGTAGCAATGTGGGGTTCGTTCATGTACCTGATAGTAGCAGCTAGCATAGGACTTGGTTACTTCATTGAGCGCTTTAAGATCGTTCAATATATTGCCCCAATAGTCATACTGTGTCTGGTAAACAAGGCAACTGACCAATCCCATTCTTTGCGTGAATCACACAACGCTAATGTCCCTTTCTCCGTCGCTAATGCGATTGGTCAGGACATGATAAATCAGGTGGTATCGGCAGTACAATCCAATCAGAGAACTATGATTCTTCATGTTCCAAAAGGAGGAGGATACGGTAACTGGCCGTTCCCCACCACCAGAGGAAGGCAGATTTCTGAAACTCTTAAATCAAATGGATTGATACCTCGAAATATTGAGATAAAGATTCAGCCTGAAAGAGAAATGAATGCAAAATATGGAATGCCAATTTAAATATATGCGCCCCGAGAGGGGCGCTTTGTTCATGACTTAATGTTTAATGATTCAACGTTACCGGTTCCTCCAGATATACTAACAGCCGTCGTCCCGGAAGTGGCTCGGGCATG